TCCACACACCGCTGTGATCATTGCGCACTATGATGCAGCCACGTGGGGTGTGGGAACGTGGGAACGCGAACAGTTGGTGGCAGGCTTGAAGTTCACCCCTTATCATATGTTTGCCAACTTCAATCTGTTTCGGATTGTCAGTTCTGAAATTGGGTATGCGGTTGGTGAACATCAGTTTGGATTCTGTCAAGATGGGGTTGATACCGGCCTGTTCCGGTTCAGTGAATACCGCACCGATTTGAATGACACGCCGCTGCGTGTGGGGTGGGCAGGGTCCACAAATACTGATTGGCGTTGGGCTGATGTGAAGGGCATGCCATTGTTGCATGCTGCAATTGATGGCGTTGATGGTGTTGAACTTGTGATGGCAGACAGGAAAGACAGGTGGCGTCCGATTGAAGAAATGCCTGAGTTTTACGCAGGCGTTGATGTGGTGCTGTGCTGTTCGCAGGAATGGATTGAAGGCACCCCCAATATGTTGCTTGAAGCGGCAGCCTGCGGGCGGGCGTGGATAAGCACGCGCACCGGCATTGCCCCGGAAGTTTTTTCCAGCGGTGCAATCATTGTGGATAGGACGGTTGAAGCGGTGCAGAAGGAGTTGGTTCGGTTGCGTGACAACCGGCACTTGCTTCCTGCAATGGGTCGTGCGAACCGTGCGGAAATGGTCCGTGCGTGGGATTGGTCAATTAGGGCAGAGTCGTTGCGTGAATTGTGCCGGGTTGTGGAAACGGAAAAAGGAAAAGCGAAAAGTGGTGAAGGTGCGATGGTGCCTGTTCCTTCCACGCCTGCCCCTGCCCCGGTCTCGTTCAAGGCTGTTCGGAAGCACTGTTTGATTCCTGATTTTGCCCGGTCGTATGACTTGACTGAAATGCTTACAGTGTTCGTTGTGACAACGGGAGGGATTAATTACAGCGATGTGGTGGAAGCTTTGCATGGGCAAACGGCGCGGTTCGCTGTCAGGGAAATCAAGAATATTGAACCAATGAGTGCTGCCTTTCAGCAGATGATTGATCGGTGCAAAACAAAGTATTTTGTGCAAGTTGATGATGACATGGTGTTGTATCCCAACGCCATTGCCACGCTGTTCCGGATGATCAACGAAACAGATGATGTTGCCATTGCGTGCGCGGGGTTGTGGGATGTGCATCTTGGGCGGGCAATTTTTGGGGTGAAGGCGTATGATGCAGACTTGATCAGAAAATACACGTTCACAGATGGCCTGTCTTGCGACGTTGGGCAAATGAAAAAGTTGCAAGAGGATGGGGGAAGGGTCGCTGTTGCAAACGTTCTGCACCATGTTGACCCGATCCATTGTGGGATACTTGGGCAGCACAGCCCGAAGTGGACGTTGCTTGGAATTTATGAGCGTTATTTCAGCTTGGCGCAGAAAGCCCGTTTCCGGCCTGAATCAATGACGTGGGTGCATGGGGCAGTTGGGAAGATATTGGAACGGTTCAGGCGTACAGGGGATGTGTATGATTGGTATGCCCTGAGTGGTGCGATTGCTGGCATGGCTGCTGATGTTGTTGATCAAGAAAAACGGTTTAGTGAATACGATAATCTTCCAGGGTGGGCATTGGTTCGGCACTTCACAGGAAAAACATGGTGATTGATATGGGCGAAAAATATCTTGTTCCCGTTCCGTGGCTGCGTGTTGAAGGTGCCTTGGGGACGGTGCCAACAGAGTTGGCGGCTTGTGGTTTGTTCCGGGCAATGAAGCGTGGCGAATCCGGGGAAGGTTCGGAATATTTCAAAGTGATCACTGATGGGTTGGGCATGTCGCCTGAACAGGCACGGGCGCGGATCAACAAGCTGCGGGGTTTGTTTGAATCTGAAATATGGGAAGACTTTGCTGCGCCTGTGATCCTGCACGCCAATGGTGTCTATGAACTTCGTGATGCCCATCACCGGGTTTGCAAGATGATCGTTGATGGGCACACTGAAATTCCCGTTGATTTGAATCAGGTTGACCCGATGTGGCTTGCGTTCAAGGATCGGTTGGAAAGAATTTATAGTGGAAGGCGGTTGCTGTATCAGCCGATTGAACATCCTGAATTCAGGGATTGGGAAATTGACAGGTCAGGCAGGCGCACGGAATTGATCAAGGATTGGCTTGTTTATCAAGAGATGTTTAGTGTGAATGAAGGCAGCGCGGGCACGGCGTGGGATCTTGGATCTTGCACGGGGCACATCAGCAGGATGTTGCGCGGGCTTGGTTTCAGCGTGATCGGCGTGGAAATTGATGACAATGCGCGTGCTGTGGCATCGTATTGCAATTGGATTTTTGATTCGCTTGTATCGTACCGGAGTGGCGACTTGACCAATGAAACAGGCGTGCCACCACACGGGGGTGGGGCAGCGTTGACTGTGTGTGTCAGTGTGCTGCACCGGTTTCTTGGCCAAGGGTATCATCAGCTTGTGATTGACCGGCTGAAGCGCATGGTGCAGGAAACACGGGTATTCATCACTGATGGTGGTGCTGTTGGTGACGTTTCCTTGAACAAGTCGATTGTTTCCTTTGAGACAGAACCATACATGAAGTGGCTTGGTGAAGTGACCAACAGGGAAGTTGTTCACATCGGGCAGACGGAAAAGCGTGATGTTTTTGCGTTGGCCAAGCCTGGAATATTAAAGAAATGACAGAGCGCATCATTCATCAAGTTCCCGTACGGTGGTTAAGCATTGACGGAGCAAGGCGGGGGAATGCTGCAAATCTTGCCGTGTGTGATGTTTACCGGGCATTGGAAAGTGGTGGTGATTACCGATCAACAACGTATTTCAAGGCGATACGTGGTGCATACGGGATGACAGAAGATGAAGCGGTGGGAAGAATTGAAGCCTTGCGTGCGCTTCAAGGCGAAGAGATAGATTCGGAATTTGCTGCACCAGCTATTTTGCACGGGAATGGGCAATATGAAATGCTCGACGGGCATCATAGAAGTGGCCGGTTCATTGTTTGCGGGCTTCCTGTTCCGGTTGAAGTCAAGCAAGTGAATCAGATGTGGGTTGATTTGGAAGACAGGTTGGTGCAATTTCAGAACGGGCATGTACTGCGGGAACAGATTGATCATCCTGCCTTTGGCGATTGGGATGTTGTGAATTCGTCCGGGTGGTTTCAACATGTTCATCGTTTCTGCAACGAAAACAATTTGCGTGCGGGGCGTGCGTATGACGTTGGGTCGAGCACTGGTGGGAAAAGCAGGATGCTGCAAGAGATTGGCTTTAGTGTGATTGGAATTGAAAAAGATCCGCAGAAGCGGGCTGTGGCAGAGCATTTAAATTGGGTCTTTGATTCGCTTGTATCATACAGGCATGGTGATGTGTTTGAAGATAATGGAATCCCGCGCAGGGCTGTAGTTGCTGTCTGTGTTGGCGTTTTGGATCGGGTGCTTGGCAGTGGTGAAATTGAACTGGCAAGGAACCGGTTGAATTGCATGATTCAGGAAACAAAATTTTTGTTTGTCGGTGGTGCTATTGGGAAGGATTTGTTGGAAGAAGTATTGAAGAATGTGACACAGAAAGAAGTGCTGCACCTTGGCAGTGATGGCGTTGAATTGTTTGTTGTTGCTGATCGAAAATAAAGCAGGCAGATCCATGCAGGTACGAATCAAGCCGGACATGAAATGTAAAACATACACGATGGGTGGCAGGGTTTACCACAAGGGTGCGGGATGGTTCGTGGTGGAAGATAGTGCGGCTGAAGTGTTCCGTGGAGTGTTGGTGAATCCTTCAAATCCTGACAGCGGTGCGGTGTTTGAAGTCAGATCGCAAGAGAAAATAGCCGTTGCCGTTGAACCTGAACGTGCCGGTGTTGTGGAAGATGGCAAAGCGAAGCAAGACTTGCCGCGTGCAACTGGCACGGGTGGCAGGAAAATGGCTGCGTGGGTGGCCACAGCAAAGCCTGTTTATAGTATTGGCGGGCTGACTGCAATGGGTGGGCGTGGTGGCGTGCCTGTTGTTGTTCCGGGGGTTCGGAATGATGTTAATTGAAGATGGTTGGCTGCGTTCGTTGTGAACGTGGCATTGTGAAATAAGAAGGAGCAATGACGATGGGACAAGACAAACTGTTGGTGCGGATCAGGGTGCAGGCCAAGTGTAAAACGTACACGATTGGGTCAACGATTTTTCACAAAGACAAGGGGTGGTACACGGTTGATGCGGGGGTTGTTCCTTACCTGAAAACGGCACTGACCAACCCCGCTGACCCTGACAGTCTGCCGGTTTTCGAGTCCATCACCCCGGCAGAATTGCAGGAACAAATCAAGGAACGGCGCAGGAAGCAGATGCAGCAGGCCGGGTTTATTCCGCAGGGTAATCCTGAAAGTGCTGTTGATTTCCAGGATGAACCCGCTGCTGCCCCGGTGGTAATCAAGGCCAGCCCTGTTGGCCGGACACGTGACTTGGTTGGGCCGGGTGCGGACCTTCCCGGTGTTGTGCAGGCGTTGCCGGAACCGGAACAAGTCCACCCGGATGTTCCAACCCGCACAAGCGAGGTGGTGAAGGGTGAAGTGGACGGCAGTAAGGATTGGGATGCGGGGTTGGATGAAGTGACGTTGAATGAAAACACAGACCTTGGGGCGCGGGCATCCCGTGCTTCCACACCGAAGATGGTTGAAGTGAACGAGAAAGGGGAATTGGTTGATCACGGTGCCACGCAAGATGCGGGCACGTTGGCTGAAGCGGTTGCCCCTGCCCCTGCTTCCCCCCCGGTCGTGAAGCCTGTGGCAAAGAAAAGGGCCCCGGCCAAGGCCAAACGAAAAGCACCGGCCAAACGCAAGGCGTCCACCACGAAGGGATAGGAACCCAATGGCTGATCAATTACAAACCACGAATCTTGGGGTTGCTTCCTTCTTGTTGCAGCTTGGTTGGATGCTGAAGGATGCCGTGATGGATGACCGTTACAGGTATACTTTCACATTCCTGCCAAGCGAGCAACGGAAGTGGGAATCTGATATTGGTGCATATGCTTCACGCGATCTGTTCCGGTACGATAGGGAAGTGCGCACCCTGCGTGAAATTGCGCAGTCAAATCCACAGTACCGTGATGCTGAACGTGGGCAGGTGATTGCCAGTGACTTGGGATTGGCTGCATGGATGATCGTGAACGATGTGAAGTTGGTGGTTGCGTGTAAGCCGAATCGTGGCGCGTACCGGTTTATTTTTGACGATCCGGGCGGCAGCCTGTGGAAGCGGCTTGCGATTAATTACACCAACAGTGAATGCACAGGGTTTGACGCATGCATGCGTGCCCTGAAGCGTCTTGTAAATTTATGAAGGGAAAGACCCATGTCGGAAGAAAAGAAGGCGCAGGCACCTGATGCTGCCCCGTTGAAGGACAGGCTGAAGGCTGCGTTGGGCGGACCAACGCTTACAACGGAACAGGTTGTGCTGTTCGATGCCATGTGTGCGTTTTTGGTTGAATTCCAAGAAAAGGAGATTGCAGAAAACATCAGCCTGAAGATGCATGGTGGCCAGTTGCCGCAGTCTGCTGTTGCCCCGTTAAGACATGCGGTTGTCACCGGGCTTCACACAGGGTTCAGCAATTTCAGGGGCGTGCTGTTCAATATGATTAGCTTGCACAAGGCTGCTGCTGAAGAAGCGCAGGCAGCGGAAAGTGGACAACCGCAGGCCGGGGAAGACACAATGGATGCAGTTGAAGTGGCACCGGGAGTCATCCATGGGCAGCTGAATGGTTTAGATTCAGACCCGGCGAAGAAATAACGGAGCATCGAACATGGAACACCTGAAGCAGAGCGAAGTGGTATCCACAACCAATCCAAGGTTGTGGTTTTTTGCAATGGATGCGAACGGATTCTTGCAGGCTGCAAGTTCTGCTGACTTCAAGGTGTTCCTTCGTGAAGCCACTGGCCTGACCGAAGTGGTTGATTGGGCTGTTATTGATTTGAGTGCCACCCTGTTGGGCGTTGGCCGGTACGTGATCCCATGGACTGTTCCGGCTGATGCTGACAAGGGGCACTACTTGGTTGCGGTTCGGTGGAAGATTGCGGCAGCAGATGAATGGACCACACACGGGTATGAATTGTGCGTGGCAGATCCGGGTGCCAACCGGTACAGGCAGCAGGTGGCCACGGTTCAGGATGTCAGGAATTGGGGAATTGCTGAAGCTGATGCCACGGATGCTGAAGTTGGCAGCAAGTTGCAGGCAGCAACAAGCCTGATTTACAGGGCCACGGCAAACATCTTTGATCTGCGGTACATCGTGGCCCGGTTCGATGGCAACGGCATGGACCGGCTGCCGTTCAGGCACCCGATTGATGCGTTGGAAGAAGTGAATTATTTAGACAAGGATTATGATCCGGTGTGGGATGTTGATGATGAAGTGATGCGGGTTGGCAACCGGCACATCAGGAACAGGAACACGCTGGAAGATGACCGTGCAGATCCGCACATTGCCTTCTACGATCCCGCGTACAAATTTCCTGAAGGCAGGCACAACGTGGAAGTCAAGGGTGTGTTCGGGTACACGGAAGTGTATGAAGATGAGGATAATATTTTGGTGGTGAACACGCCACCCCAAGAATTGCGTGATGCAGCGGTGAAGATCGTGTGGCGCATGCTGCCGACATTTGATGACCCGGATGAAATGGAAGACAGGCGTGAAGCGCACAGGGTCAGTTCTATCAAAACAAAAACACAGTCAGTTTCCTTTGCCCCACGGGCGGGCGCGGGGCAGGGCAGCAATGTCAATTCTTACCCCACTGGTGATCCCGAAATTGATGATGTTATTGCGCAGTTTCATAGGCCAACAGAAATGGGGGTTGTGTGATATACCATACGCATTCAATCGGGTTTGCCGCGTGGCTGTTGCTTGAAGGGGTTCCGTTGAAGGGCGTGGAGTTGGCGCAGTCAAGGCGTGAAAAGCATGACTTTGTGTTTGATGAAAACGATCTGCTGCACAGTGAAGCCAAGGATAAGTGGCGCAACGGGGCATGCTTTCAATTTGACCAACGGGTGCAAGAGTTACGGCACGCGGTCAGGTTTGGGAGTGGCACTAATGTTATGCGTCAAGGCGGTTCGTGTGGTATAAAAGTGGAAGATTTAGCACTTGCAGCGTTCATGATGGCCAAGGGTCATGCGTTGCTGCGGGCCAACAAGCAGACCAATGGAAGATTTGAATTCTGGATTGATTGTGATCAGGCGCGGGCAGGCGTGCTTGCGATTGCTTACAGCAATTCAGAGTTGGCAAAATATGACGGATTGCTGCGTGCAATTAAAAAAGTCATAAATCTTCAAAGGTGTGCCACATGCCAAGAGGACGGTTGATTAGCAAATTTTTAATTGGGGTGTGCAGGCTGGATACCCAAGCCACTGCTGATGTTGTCGGTGGTGGGTACGATGAAGATTTCCGGGAACCAATCAAAACCGCAGTGGCGGGGAATCCTGTTGGCCAATCCAGCCGCAGGGAAATGGCTGAAGTGCGGGTGCCTGTTCAGATCCATACAGAACGGGTCAACGAACAGCAGCAGATGGCGGGTGGGCAGACTCCAAAGACCCGCACGGTGTATCTTGCGCATTTTAAGTGGTTGGAACGGAACGGCTTGGTTGGGACTGATGGCCGGGCATTGATCAAACCCGGTGATCGAATTGCGGCGTTGTATCAGAAGGATGGAACGTTGATTGAAACATTCACAAACCCACCGGGGCAATACGTTGTGAAGGCGGTGCCCGACAGTTACGGGTTGGCGTTGCATAATCCCAAGCGGAATATTTTGGCAATCACTATTGATGACAGGCAGCAGCAATGATGTCTTCCGGTCAGGCTGCGGGGTTCATGGCGTCACTGGCAAAGAAGGTTCAGGTTGCAGAAGGCAGGCTGACAGCTTTGTATGCGCATGAGTTTCAGGCTGAAGTGGTCAAGGGAATTACCAATCAGAAGCCGGGCGGCACGCCATGGGAACCGCTTGCTGCCAGCACGTTGATGCAACGGCAGCGCAAGGAAAAGGTGCGCAATCCGAAGATCCTGATTGTTACCGGGCAACTGCGGCGCAGCGTGATTGTGCGCAAGGTTGGGCAGGGATATTTTGTGGGAGTATTAAGGCAGGCGCAACACAGGGATAAGAGCGGCACGCGGTCATTGGCAAACATTGCGGCTGTGCATGAGTTTGGAACGCACCGCGCAGGCAGAAGCAAAAATGTGATCATTCCCCGGCGCAGCTTTCTTCAGCAAACCTATGATACGTGGGTGAAGAAGAAGTTGCAGGAATTGCCCAAGGATTGGCAGAAAGCGTTGGGGTTGTGATGGCATTGCGCTTTGATCATTTGGACCGAATCGTTGGACCACCCACAGGTGGGTATTTGGTACGGCTGTGGGGTGAAGACTTCCGGTTGCCTGTGTCCGGCACGGGTGGTGGTGATGAACAGTTGACCATGAGTGTTTCCGTCAATGGGGTGCTGTCTTCAAAGGTGCAGGTTGTTGCCCCAACGCTGCTGTATTTTGTGGTTCCGGTGTATGTAGACAGCGTTTCTGATTTGCCCAAGAATGTTGACATTGTGGTGAATCGGCTTGATGATGATGGCAACACAACTGAAACCGTTATAGGACCCGATGCGTTCACATATCAACTGACCGCATTGGTTGGGGAATCGAGAGATTCGGCAATTGTCCGTGCGTTGCTCGTTCTTTTAAAACGTCATAGCTTGCCAAACGTGGCTTGGCTGACTGACTTGGATCACGCAGAAGTGGATGAACTTGGTGTTGCTTCTGTGGATGTTGCAAGCGCAGGTTTGCCGATTGTGATTGTTGAAGGGCCGGATGAAGAGTGGGACCGGCTTTACAGGAATCAGCAAGCAAGGAAGCGAACGGCAACAGGTCCGCAGTGGGTGCAGAAGGCACCCGTTGAATGGGTCAAGTTGTTGTTCACTTTGGTTGTTGCCAGTGACAACAGGAACGAATTGATGGCCTTGAAGAAGGTGGTGAATCGTTTCTTTCTGACTGTGAAGCACGTGTGGCTAACATTTGAGGATGAAGACGCTGAATCGTTCCCGCTGATTTTGACCGATCCGCCCAAGTTGCAGCTTGCAACCACCGGTGGGCGCAACCGTGTTCATCAGTTTTCTTGCCCGTTTGTTGTGCGCGGGTTCAGGCATGAAGATGATGACCGTGCAGTTGTTGAACGCGGGTGGACCGTAACAGATGATCCGACAGTGACACAGGAGCAATTACCATGATTAGGCTTGAGAATTTGACAAGGGCACCGATCAGTTTGCACTTGGAACACGATGTGTATTGTGTGCAATCCGGGAAGTGCTTGTGTACGCGGCAGAAGTTGCCCGGTGATGCTGGCAAGGGGAAGGTGCGGCGCGTTCCGTTTGCCATTCACCTGATGGTTGGCGTGAAGGCTGGCCCGTTCCATGACTCGGTTTTGGAATGCCCCGATGTTGCCGCTGCGTTGGCGCGTGGTCGTATCAAGGCCAATGTGGCCATCCCCCCAGCGAAAAAGAAACCGGTTCAGGCGCAGGCACCCAAGGCTGCACAGGCAGGCAGGGTGGCACCCAAGCCCGAACCCAAGAAATAAGGAGCATCAAACATGACGACGCAACTTAGTCCGGGCGTGAAGGCTTCTGATGCCACGCCATTGATGAAAGATTTGGCTGAAAAGCCAACAGCAGTGGCCGGGTTCATTGGGGTTGCTGACCGTGGCCCGATTGGTGCAGCCACCCTTGTCACCTCTTGGACGGAATATGTGGAAAAGTTCGGTGGCTACAACGCCAACAGTGACATGGCCTTGGCCGTTGCGCAGTTTTTCCGTGAAGGCGGCAAGTATGCTTGGATCGTGCGCGTGGTCCATTATTCGGATGTGGATGCTGGCACGTTGGCCACGGCTGCTAAGGGTGCTGTCACGTTGCAAACGGCTGCGGCAAGTGCGTCTGCCGGTGCCGTGATCAGCACCAACAGTGCCACATTCGCGTTGGCCAGTGGTGACACCCTGGAAGTCTTGGTTGACACCGCAATACCCGGAACGGAAGAAACGGCAACGATCACTGCGGTTGCCGCTGTTGAAACGTGCGTAAGCACGGAAACGTTTGCCCTTAGCAATGCGGAAACCCTGACCGTGCAGATTGATGGCGGCAGCACGCAGACCGTAACTTTTTTGACCGGTTCCTTTTCCGCAATTGGTGCTGCAACCGCTGAAGAAGTGGCGGCAGTGATCAACGCGGGTCTGATCGGTGCAAGCTGCACCGTGATTGGTGGCAACACCGTTCGGATCATATCTGATGTGTTGGGCACAAGTTCCAAGGTGCAGATTACCGGTGGCACGTCCAACGCGGTGTTGGGCTTCCCTGTGGATCTGAATACCGGCACAGGCAACGTGGCTGATGTGGCCAACGTGACGGGTGCGGAATTGAAGACGATCATTGAATTGGCAGTGACGCAAGGCAGCGGTGTTACCGTTTCCGGCACCACCACCATCACGATCACTTCCAACACCACCGGCGCAGCGTCAAGCGTGCAGATCCTTGCGGCTTCCACGGCTGATGATGAAATTGGCTTTGACAATGCGGTGAACTACGGCAGCGCAGGCACGGCAGTCAACACGTTGGTATGCAACGGCAAGACTGAAGGCGTTTTTGCCGCGAACATCACCGTGCAGGTGGCAGCCGCAACAAGCGGCACTGCCAGTGAATTCAACCTGTACGTGTTGGTGTCCGGGTTGGTAAAGGAGCGGTGGAAGAATATTTCCATGGGTGATACCCTTGCCAACTTCTGTGAAACCGTGATCAATCACGCGGACACGGGCAGCAGCCTGATCAGTGTGACAGATCAAGATGCGGCTGGTTCCGTCACTGCGCAACGTCCGGCAAATGCCACGTCTGCCGCAATGACCGGTGGCAACGATGGATTGGCAAGCATTGCTGATGCAGATTTCATTGGCAGTGAAGCCGGTGTGAATGGCCTGTATGGCTTAAACGCAATCCACAACCTTTCCCTGTTGGCCGTTCCTGGTAGGGCCACAGCGGGCGTTGCGTCCGGCCTGATCGTGTACGCAGACACGTACCGTGAAGGCATGGTGTATGTGGTCTTTGACACCCCCACGGGCAACACGTACACGCAGGCCATCACGTATGTTGGAACCACGGCAGCGTTGAAAGACGGTGCGGGCAACGGTTCGGTTTATTGGCCATGGTACAAGGTTGTGAACCCGTCCGTGTCGGTGTACGGCAATGAAGACAGCGTTGATGTTCCCCCGTCCGGTGGGATCATGGGTCTGATGTCTCGATTGGATAACACCAAAAAGGGTGGCATTTACAAGTCACCGGCTGGCACGGAAAACGGGCACCTGCGTGGGTGCATTGGCTTCCAGGATGAAGCAGTGCTGCGGGATGAAATCAGGGATTTGCTTTACCCCGAACGCATCAACCCCATCACGCAGTATGCAGCCGGGCCACGGCATGTGGACGGTGGACGGGCGTTGGATAGCAACAGCAATTGGCCGTTCGTGAACCAAAGCCGGGGCGTGATCCATATCAAGCACGATGTGGTGGAACTGTTGCAATTCGTGAAGCACGAAAACAACACCCCGGAACTGCGTGCGCGGGTCAAGCGTATGGTGGAAATCTACTTGCGCGGGCAGATGGGCATTGGCGCGTTTGCTTCGAAGAACCCGGAAACGGCTTTCTTTGTGGATGTATCCGAGGAGTTGAACCCGGCACCGCAGGTTGCGAAGGGGAAGCTGAAGGTTCGTATGGGCTTGGCCATGGCCACGCCTGCTGAGTTCATCAATGTGGAAGTATCGAAAGACACGCGGGCGTTTGACGAAGCAGCATGATCGGTGTGCTGTTTTTGCCGTCTGATTTAAAGTGAAAGGGTTGCTACCATGGCACGCGATTTCATGTTGAAAGGCACTTTCCTTGTTGAGATTGACAAGGTGGTGTCTGCCGAATTCCAAAGCTGTTCGGAACTTGCTGTGGAAGTCGGTGAATCGAGTTACAAGCAAGGCGGTTCCCTGATTGCTAAGAAGCAGCCGGGTGCCACTGTCACGTTCCCTGACATCACGTTGGAACGGGGCGTGTTCGATGATGACACTGATCTGCTTCAGTGGATGAAGGAATGCGTTGCTGTGGCTGAAGGCACCGGTGCCAACCCGTCTGATCTGTACCGCACGATTGACGTTGTGCAGTTGGATCGGGCCGGGAACGACGTGAAGCGCATCAGGTGTTTCAACGCATGGTGCAAGCGGTTCAGTGAAGGTGACTTTGACGCAACAAGTGATGACCACCGGGCAGAGTCGGTGGTGATTGCCTGTGACTATTGGGAAGAAGCGGCTTGATCAAGGCTGTCAACCCTTAGCTGATGCGGGGCATTCCGGTGCCCCGTGTCGGTGCTAACTTAATGGACAATGAAACAATCAAATGAAAGGGCAATGTGATGCCACAGAAAGACCCGCCCAAGACATCCAAAGAAGATCCCATAAAAGAAGTACCCATTGGGGGTGATGGCCAACAGTTCACGGCACCGTCTGGGATGGTGTACCGGATCAGGCCAATGAAGGTGAAGGAACAGAATGCGTTGGCGGATCGGGCCAAGATGCGCAGCGGCGTTGCCCTTTCCCAAATCCTTGACGCCTGCCTGTTGGGTGTCGATGATCCGGGCGTGTATGCGGGGTGGGGAATTGAAGACGGTGCGCGGCTGAACCCGCTGAAACTGTTGCAGGGTGACAGGTTCCACATGTTGGTTAATCTCAGGAAGATCAGCGTGAAGGATGGGAAGAATTATGAAATTCCCGCCACGTGTACGGAATGCGGGGAAAAGGATCAGTCTAATGCAGTGGACCTTGACGCACTGACCGTGCAGGAACTTCCGAAGGCAAGCCGGGCGATACTGGAATCCGGTGACAACAAGTTTGCGTTCGGGCTGGAAGTTGCAAAGCGCACGTGTTGGTTCAAGCTGGCCACCGGCGAAGATGAACTGAAGTTTGCCAAGATACAGCACCAACAGCGACAGAAGCTATCAAGCGCAGCCCTGCGCATGCGTGTGCTGGAAGTGGAAGGGGTGAAGGGTGTGGATCTGCCCAAGTGGATTGAATCGGAAATGTACACGCAGGATGCAGAAGCGTTGCGTGATTACATGGATCAGGTGGACTGTGGTGTTGACACTACCATTGATGTGGCTTGCCCATCCTGCGGGGAAACCTATGATTTCGACATCCCTTTTGGCGATTCACGGTTCCTGATTCCGGCGGTTGGTATATCGAAAAGGGCACGGATGCGACGGCAGCGGAACTGATCGGTGCCATGTTCCCGGTGATGAGCCGGGAACAAATTCTTGAAGGCGTGTTTGGGCTGATGTGGCAGCAAGACGGCAGTGGCCTGAACATATCGTGGAAGGAAGCTTGGGAACTGGACATGCAGCAATTCTTGTGGCTG